AGTTCCCGTTTCACCTGTTGCTGTATCACCCCAAGACTTATCACTATATTCCCCTCCATTTACATATACATTTGCATTATTTGTTGCAGTTCTTTGTAATGCTATTGTGTACCAAATACCTGTTTTTATTGTATTAGATGATTCAACAAAATAACGCCCTGAATCATCAGTATTGAGTGCAAATTCAGAAGCATTACGTAACTTAAAATTGTTTTGCTCAAAACCAGGAGCTTCACTAGCTTTACCTATTAAAGGGCTTTGCGACAAATTATCAAAGTTAACTCTTATGTATATTGTATATCCACCAGCATTTGCAGTAGTAAGTCCATCAAAGAAATTACCATTTAAAAACCTAGGAGAACCACCAGGCATACTTACATCCCAATAAGGTTTCTCAGCAGATGTTGTTTGAACTAAAACTGGTGAATAATCTTCACTTGTCCATTGTGAGTGTGACCACTTACTAATTTTATCCCCATCTTCCATTGTACCTGCTGCTGTAGAATGAACAGGGTCTAAAGTAACTCCTGCTGCATTTTCGTCAGATTCTATATTCGTATTACGTTCAAAAGATGCTATAATATCTAATGTTCCGCCTGGTAAGTCAGTAGGTTTAAAAGAATCGTCTTGACCATACCAAATATAATTTGTAGCTTCAGGTTCAGTATGCTGATTGTATTGAACTTGTTCTGTTCCTGATTTTTCATCTAAATACATTATCCCTTTAGTTACAATGCCTTGAACTACTCCTTTAGCAACTGACGGTGCATCTGTTACAATATCTTCTGCCGCCATATTTGTCATCGTTCCATTGTTACTATCTACACTATCATCTGTAATAGTTGGATAGACTGATTGTCCTGCTGTATCACCATTACGCCAATACCCTACTACTTCAGGAATATATCGGTCTAGTGACAAATCTGTAGGGTTTCCCTCGTTGTAGATACTTGTTATATCTGATTGAGTTAAAAGGTAATTCCATAGTGATATTTCATCCAATTTCATTTTCCCATAACTGTTTCCTATTCTACCAATATATAATGGAGCAACAGTATTACTTACAGCTGCCCAAGTACCTGCACTTGCATAAGTAGCTCCTGAAGCATTTGTCTTCTTAACACCATCTAAATAACCAATAATAGAAGTATTTGCATCTGCTAAGTTAAAAGTAAATGCAACGTGATGCCAAGTATCAGCACTTAAAGTTGTATCTATCTGTAGGCTTTGTATTATAGAATTACTATCACCACCATAAAAAATTATCTTAACTTTAGAAGTTCCTGTAGTTCTTATGTTATACTCGTAGTGGTAAGCTCCTGACGCAAAAAAATCACTTTTAGCTAATATCTGTTGATTCGCAGTTGCTCCTGAAGATAATTTAATCCAAAAACTTGTTGAGAATCCATCACCACTACTATCATAATTTGGTGTAAAAGGTGCTGCATCCCCAAAATCTACATAATCATCAACTCCATCAAAATTTAACGAATACTTATTTTCAATTCCTACGGGTAATACATCTGTTTCAGTTGAAGGGGCAAAACCAAAAGCTACTTTAACAGTACCCGCCCAACTAACTTCATATACTTCATATTTCCAATGACCCGCAGGTAACATCTTTGTAGCTCCTGCATATAAGTCTTCAGTAACATTATAGTTAAATTCAAACTTAGTATATCTATTATAGATAGTTTCTGTAGCTGCATAGTAATATTCTACAGAGCCATCCATATCATTTATGAACTTAAATAAGTGTCTTATTTGAGTAGAAGCAACGGAAGTATTAATCCGATTATCTTCAGTTGACAAGTATGCATTAAAAGCTGATTCTGTGATTGCTTGTATCATTCTACTATATAATAGAAAAAGTCTGTTTTTGTTTGCTTAATACAAGAAAAAGGTGACCGAAGCCACCTTAATCTAATGATAAGCGTTAGATTTCTCTAGATACGGACAAGCCGCAACACCCTTATCAATACTGAAAGAAAAGAGGGCACGAAGCCCCCTAATCCAAGAAATATATGAAAACTACTAATTGTGTTATGAAGAAACTACTCCACCTAATGTAAACGCTGCATTGTCAAATACATTAGTAGTATAATCAGGTACAAATTGAAAAGGTTCTTGCTCTAAACCATCGAAGGTCAGAGTATATCCGTTTCTATCCCCGAATGCAGCACCACTATCCATAGTACCTGCATTTAATTCCATTCCATTTACACTACCTAAACACACTATTACATCGTGTCCTGTAGCTGTTACTGTTTGATTTAATTGAGCAAAAATTATCGTCTTAGTTGCACCTAATAATTTAATCTGATTTTGGTCTTCTTTCGTCAAACGGTTAAGTATAATATTTACCGTTGGAGTGTAGAAAATCGTTCCGTTTTCACGAGAACCTGTGATTGTATCAGTAAGACTAGCAACGCCCAAAGGCATTGTATATCTATACAACATATTACTACCCATTTCTAAATCAGTAATTTCACCATTTGCTGTTGGTATTGAAGTTACTTGGTCATAAACTGCAAAGTAGATAAATTTAATTCCACCTGATATTCGGTTACAATCGAGTCCCCTTCCTTTTGTTAAAGCTGTACATGCCATGTTATTTTATTTTTTAAGGGTTAAAAGTTGGGGGTTTTTACGCCCCCTTCTTTATATTATTATGATTGTTAATCTTGATGAACTATATCAGCACCAACTCCTAATTGAACACCTCCAGAATATCTAGCAACCATTCTCATGTTGTCACTTCCGTCAAGGTTAGCCATATCCATCAAAGTAATTCTCGTAGCATCCGATAATAGGTCAGTCCCGAAAAATAAGTTTGACTTTTCTGCTGCTACTAATTGATTGTCAGCCATTCCTGGACATACCGCAAGTTTATACCCTTCAAAAACAGGCTCATAATCTCCGTTCATATTGTAAGCATTAACATATCCTAAAGTAGATACTGCTGATACATAGAAAGCATAAGTTTTAGCATTCATGTAAATATGTAAATCTTCTTTTCTTAATATTGCAGGAACGTTAGCTGCCATATCAGCAGTTAAAGTTTGTAGGTTAGCTATAATGTTAGCTGCTGTATAAGCACCTGAAGCTGTTGAACCTACTACTGTTCCATCTACTGCAAATATACCTGTTGTAGCTGTTAAGAACCCTTCAAATTCTCCCTGAGTAGCTGCTGCTCCACTCCAAATACTTTCTTCAGTTGCTTGTGCTATGATTTCACCCATGTAAGAAATTACATAGTCATCAAAAGATGCAGGTGGTGGTGCTCCTGCTCCTGCTCTCATTTGTAACGCCTCCCAGCTGTCTAAAAGCGTAGATTTACACAAATCCAAATTGATTTGTAGATTTTTTGGTTCCAAAACTTTTTCAGTAAGTGCTAATGTTCCGTAATCCGTAAAGTCACATTCTGCATCTCTTACCACTGAAGAACCCGCCATACGTTGGATATTAGATTTATACTTGATGTTTTCTATCATTGTTAAATAATCTAATGATTTTGCTTCTTTTAGAGCTGCAGCCACGTAGAATCCTGCTGCTTTACCCGCAAAGTTTGATGTTGTAGTAAACGCCATTTTTTTTTGTTTTTTTAGTTAATATTATTTATTTAAGTTATATAAGAATTTCTCTTGCTTAGATAACTTGTTGTATTCTTTTTTACTTAACGCAGGTTTATCTGCACTAAATTTGTTTGTGTTAATTGGAGCATCAGCAGGACTTTCTGCTAGTTCCGTTTTAAGTTTTTCGTTCTCAGCTTTAATTGCTTCAACTTCTTCTGCTGAAAATTCAACTACTTCTGTAGTTTTTATTGATTTAGGATTTGTAGAAGGCTCTTCAGTTTCTTCTGACATTTCTTCAACTTCATCATCGCCACCTACTTTTTCTCTTTTAAGGTCAGCAACAGCGTCTTCTAAGTTTTGGATACGTTTCTCCATTCCTTTCCAATCAGCTACGTCAGCCTCTTCTTTTCTGTCATCATCTTCAGGAGCTAATTCAACTGATTCTTCAGACATTTCTTCTTCTTCAACTTCTTCAGTTTCTGATTCGATAACTTCAGCAACAATACCTTCTTCTTCTACTCTGAAAGATACTCCTGTGTCCGTTTTATAAGTGCCAACGGGTAATAATATCGTAGTTCCATCTTCCGTTAATACCGAAATATCAACGCCTGCTTCTAATTCTTCCGCAGTAGAAACAAAGATAGTACCATCTTCGCTTTTTGACTGCCAAGCCAAAGTAACTTCTTCTTCTTTTTTGTTAAGACCAAGAGCTACTAAAATTTGTTCTTTTAAATCCATAGTAATTTTTATTTATTAAGTGAGTTTGTAATATAATAGAAATAAGTTCTATTCGTTTGATTTTGTTATTATTTCATTTAAAGCCTTTAGTATCTCTTCATCAGTTGGTGCTTTTTCTGACATAGACTCCATCTTGTCCGTAAAGTAGCCTTCGATTGATAATCCTTTTAATTCACCACCTTTTATCTTTTGCCAAAGGTCTTCATTTTGTATCTTCATTTTTACGAACCAAGTACCATTAGGTAAATCAAATCCGTAAAGTTTAGACTTATCCATATCACCTTCCTTTATCCAAGATTCAACAGTCAATACTCCTGATACTCTATCTTGGTGTTCGTATGTAGCTTTGTGATGGTTGTTATGTTTTAAATAAAGTTCTGACGCTTTTCTAACGGTTGCAGGACTAAAATAGACATAGTATTCTGAATCCGTATTCGGGTCATATCTAAAGATTTGCTTAT